TGCTTCGAATATATTGTATCATGTTCATACAGAAACATCAAGCAGCACATTGCGTGTGCCAAGTGATGTATACCAGATTCAGGATCAACTTCTTCTCCTTCTTTCCATGCCCATAGATGCCGTTGTAGTGCATCAAAATATCTACGTTTAGAATCTGGTACTTTTTGCCAATTATCTCTTTCGTATTTTTGAGCACCGAATGTTAATACTTTTACTGTTTCTTTTAATGCGTGTGGTGGTAATAAACCATATTCTAGTTTACCATTATCAAACTTACGACCATCAGACATTACATCTCTCCAACGAAATTGGCCACAGCAGGCATATCTCCTTGGAAGTGATATGTGCCAATATGAGATGTTCTCATCCAAGGACATAAATGAATCTTGCCACCAATCTTACGCCACATCTGACAGAACATATAATCTTCTGATAGATAACGATCTGATCCACCACCAACGATACTATCTTTTGTATCAATAACGGTATCAAAGAAAGCATGAATGTAACGAGTACCATCAAAGTGTGCCTGGCCTACATGGTCAGGTTTATAACGAATCATTGGATACGCTTCTTCCATTCTTTTGAACACATCACGTTTAATCATCATGAAGCCAGTACCAATCTCTAAAACTTCTAATGGCTCTGTAACATTAAACTGTGCTGTGCCTTTGACTGGATTAAAAACATAATCACCAGTAACTTTTTCTAAAATAGAAGGATCGATTTCAGGATTTTTCGTAATAGCGGTCTTTACAGATTTCCACTTAATTGCTTTCTTAGGATATGGACCACCAGAAACATCTTTATCCATGGCCAACAAGGCAATCACGTCTTGTGGATTAAAGTGAATATCGGAATCAATAAACAACATATGAGTGCAATCAGAACGATGAATGAATTCATCAACCAAATAATTTCGTGCACGTGTGATTAACGATTCATTGAAAAGAAATGAAAATTTAATATTAATACCATACTGAACACACATGCCTTGTAAATCTAAACACGCTTTCATGTATAGTCCATGATTCATACCACCATACATTGGAGTGGCCACGAACAGGCTTTTCTTTTGTAAGTCCTCTTTTTTTATTGAAATTTCCATTTGTTCTCCGAGAATAAAAAAAGGGGATGCCGAATGGCCTCCCCTAAACCTTCAATTAGGCTGTGAAAGAATATCCAGCACGTAAGGCAGCTTGAACCAATGCTTTAGATGGTGTGCCTAAACGATAGTAATGAACTTTACGTCCATCGCTAGTTTTACGAGTGTTGGTATAGATGCAATGTCCTTCTTGACGTAGTTCGTCAATACGAGCAGAAACATTACTGATGCCGAAACGGCGTTGTGCTTGAGCAGTTGTAAAAGTGTTGTAACCGTCTTGCTTCTTTAATGCGTTGAGCATACGCTCTTTAGCTGATAATTTAGCCATTATATAAACTCCAATCATAGTTAAAAATAAATCCTTGCGTATTGCAAGTTCTCACATCATAACATTATATATGTGTGTATGTCAAGTATACTTGTGGCATACTTGGTTATCTGCCAACCTGTGGCAAATACTTTGCCTTGGTTTCTTCCCAAGTTAATGCGATTAAATCATCATAGAAAAGTGTTTCATATGAAACATTGTTTTTCTTTTGTAATTGCCGAATACGACCTTTGGCATATTTTGTTTTCCAGATGTTTGTCAATGCTTCTTCACTGGTATCGAAAGCCTTTACCAATTTATCTTCCGTAATTTCTTTTCGTAAGAATTCACAAGTATTGGTATAAAGATAACTGAAATAGATACCACGTTGATGTTCCGTTCTCGTTTTATCTTTTGAAATGCCAAGTTTTGGATAAGCAAAATGTAATGAACGGTTTTTATGATCTCGTTTGAGTGGTAGTCCTTGTGGATTCTTTGCTTCCCACCATTCAAAATATTTACGAGGATGTTTTTCTTTTATCCAATCAAAAATTAATTGTTTGGTTTGTTTTGTTGGTTCAAAGGCAACAGAACCTGAGGAGAAACCCATAGCATTCCAATGTTCAAGGTTGTCATATTGAGAAAGCCCTCCCGCTTTAGTCTTTCCATACAATGAGGTAGTTGTAACTCCTACCAAGACATCACCATATTTTGCTTTCCAATCATTTTGAACTTTATCGGATAGACACAGTAATGCAAGTAATTTACCGCCCATATAATTAAAACCAAGTGGTTGTAATGGCACAATTGTCGATCCGATTGCCGTGTGATTGATCATGTTCTGAGAAGTTTTTACATCTCTGTCCCAGCCAATTGCTTTATCTCTAGGAGTTAAATCTAAAAAGTCTGAGGAGATACAGATAACACCTAGGTATTTGTCCGTTTTTCTATCTTTAACAATGTAATATAAATTTCTTCCAATATTAGAATTGTTTTTCATTGTGGAAGAAAATGTTCTTATGGCATTCCACTCATCAACACGATTCGTATTTGCCAAATACATTTGTGGTTCTAAATTTTGAAAGTCATCTGGATCTTTAGGAATCCAAATATTGTTTTTAACTTTATTGATGATTGCCGCTTGTCTATCATCTTCCCAAGCAACATCTGGTTCGCCAAACATATTCATTCTGGCTTTACCTGGATATCGTTCTTTTACTTCACACCATTTTTGATATAAAGTATATTCACGAACATCCATCTGTGAAGCATATTCTAAATCTTGTGTAACAGTTTTTATTAACTGTTCTTCATCGATATGTGGACATCGATCTGGCGGATTAGCTTCTGTCCACCGTTTCCATTGTGTTTCTACAGGTTCAATTCTTGCCATTATTTGAGTTTCAACTTTCTCATAATTTTATTTCTTTTATTCATGCCTGACTGTAAAGCCATTGGCTTTGTTAGACTAGTATACACGATACCATTCATGTGGTCAAGCTCATGTTGGAAACAACGAGCAGATATGCCATTAAATCTTGCGTGTTTTACTTCGCCATGGTAATTTTGGTATTCAACCATAATTTCTTGTGGTCTGGTAATTCTTAATCCTAAAAATGGGAAAGATAAACATCCTTCTACCATATGTACCTGTTCTTCGGATTGTCCTGTTATTTTAGGATTAAAATATGCCACATATTGATCGTCAGCACCCATAACAAATACACGATGAGGAAATCCACATTGATTTGCCGAAAGGCCAATACCACGATGTAGTCTACAGGTTTCAGCCAATGATTCAGCAAATTCTTCTGGATTTACTGGTGGATTTTTAAAATCAAACTCAGGCAATACTTGCCTTAAAATTGGATCGGTCTCATGAACCAATTTAAAGTATTTTGCTTGCTGTTTTTTTACTTCAACCTTTGAGGCTGTTTCTGTATCGTATTTAAATATTTCACTCATTTGTTCACCACCTGACTAAAATTGTTTTTCTTTTCGAACTTAATTACACTTCTAAACTTATCAAACAACTGGTCACCTTTATGGGATATAACAAACACATTTGTATCTGTTCCCATCTCATGAATCAGTTTTAAGAATTCTTCGGTACCAACCGTATCAAGACTAGAATCAAACACTTCATCAAGTATTAATAGATTGGTGTTGGTACTATTTTTTAATTTAGCGATTTGACGCCAAGTAAACAGTAGTGCCAAATCAATACGCATCTTTTCACCTTCAGAGAAATTGGCATATGAGAATTCATCACGATGCCTTGACTTAATGGTTTCTTCAAAGTTTTCGTTGATATTGAAGTTTACAAAGAAGTCCATAGCAGTCAAATACTTATTGATCAATTTGTTCATGATTGGCAAGTATTGTTTGATGATCTTTGTTTTGATGCCTGTATCTTTTAACAACACGGAAGAATAATCAAAGTAGTGTTTTTCGATTGAGTATCCTTCTTGTTGTTTTAAATACTCTGCCAATTCAGTTTTCAATTCTTTTAATTTGATATTTTCTTCTTCTAACGAATCTTTCTTGGTTGATAAATCACCAACCTCTTTGCGGAGTTTATCAATGTAAGCATGTATCGTTGATACGGTAGAATTGTGTTTGATGATTTCATTATTGTGTGCCTGTATGTGTGTTAATATCTTTTGTATTTCGGACATTCTATTACTGGTATCTTCAATTTGTTTTTCAATATCAGTTAGTGCTGCATCAACTTCAACTTTGGTTTGTTGTAAATTAGAAATTTGTTGTTGCCTGAATTCTTCATCAATATCTTGTTTACAAGTTGGGCAATCACTATGGTCATGGTAAAAACAAACATCTTTTTCAATTTTCTTTAGGCGAGATTCTAACTTAGATTCGTAGTGTACCAATTTGGTACTTCGTTTCTGTATCGCCATTTGATCCGAAACTTTACTATTCAATACATCAATATGTTTTTGAATAAGAACAATTTCACCACCAAGTTTTTGGCATTGAGCTTCAGAATCTTCTATCTCTTTTTGTTTCTTTTGAATCTCATCATCATTGTGTTTCTTATGTTCTTCAATTGATTCTCTCTGCATCTTAATCTTCTCAGCAGTTAGGTCCATTTGATATTTTAGTTTTTGGCTACTGTCTTTAATGGCAGCCAAGCGTTCTTTGACAATCGAATTCATTGAAGAAAAGATTTGAATGTCTAATAAATCTTCAATAATCAATCTTCGGTCTGATGCCGAAAGTTGCATGAACGGCACGAATGATGCTGATCCAAGAATAACGATTTGTGTAAATGATTTAAAATTGAGTTTGAGAATTTGTTTCTCTAGTATTTCTTGGTAATCACGGGAAGCGGCATCTTGATTGAGTAACTGACCATTACAATAGATTTCAAACACATTAGGTTTAATACCACGAACAATCTTATACATCTTTTTGCCAATGGTAAATTCAATTTCAACCACACATTGTTGTTGGTTGATCGAGTTCAACAGATTTGGTTTATTGATTTTACGAAATGGTTTGCCAAATAAACCAAAACACAACGCATCAAGAATCGTTGATTTACCAGCACCGTTTTGGCCAATGATAAGCGTATTGGGTGATTTGTTTAGTTGTATTTCTGTAAAAGAATTACCAGTTGATAGTATATTTTTATATCTTATCTTTTCAAATAGAATCATGCTTGTTCAGTATTCAAGGCTTCCACATAAAGTTCACGCAGAACATTTTTTAATTTGTCATTGTCGATACTTTCTTCTTGAATGGTATCAACATACTTGTTCAAAATAGTTAAAGTATCTTCTGCTTGATCAATCATATCATCTTCAAGACCTTCTGTCAAGTCAGTAAAGTCCTCAGCAATGGTAATATCGATTGGGTTCACATCATATAATTTGGCCATAAACTTATCAAACAGATGTGGATTCGTTTTGTTGACCACCACCACTTTTACATATGTGTTGGTATATTTTGTTAAATCTTTATTAATAACTTCTGTAATTGTTTCCTCTTTATCATCATAAACTATTTTGTGAAACATCACGTTTGGATTTTTTATGAAAGTAAGGTCACGGCTGACAAGATCAAAAAGATGAAAACCTCTAGGGTCATTATAATCTTGCCAAGTAAGTTCATAGGGGTTTCCGAGATAATGTATACCGTCAGCTGAGCTCCTATGATGATAGTGACCGCTAAAAGTAATATCAAACTTTCTGAATAATTCACGACTTAATCCTTCCTGGCTTGGCATGCCACGATGCATCGCAAAGCCTTGAATCTCAAAATGTCCCATACATATATCTGCTTTGGTATTATTGAGTTCATTTAAACTGTCTGTATAATTTTCTGGACAAATCCAAGGCATCATACAAACTTCTGTTTCACCAACCATGATTGTGGTGGGTTTTGAAATTACCTGTATATTTGTATATTCTTGTAACAACAGGTCTACTGAATTGACATCATTTGTGTTTTTAAAATAAGTATCATGGTTGCCTGCCAACATATACACTTGAATGCCTTTGGCATATAACTTATCAAAAAACATTTCTCTTGAGCGTTTTAATGTGAAAAAGTTTACATACTTTCTACGATCAAAAGTATCACCCAATATAAGAACAGTATTAATGCCGTGTTCTTCAAGAGTTGGAAAAAAAGTATCACGATAGAATCGTTCATAGTAATCTAAAAAATGTATTGAATCATTACGAGCACCAAAGTGCTGATCAGTTATAACTGTTACTTTCATTGTTGAACACTTTCTATACCAAATTTTTCTTTAGCTACTTCATTAGTCACTGGATGATGGTGTTTACGGCAATCAAATTGTCGGCAAGATTTTGGTCGAATATCATAGATTGAACATTTGCCATCAATAAACATTGAACAACCACCAGTTGGTGATTTCTTAAACATTGCTACCAAAGGACCAACGTTTGGATTTTCCAAAAGCATCTTTTTATCTGGTTGTATAAGACTTAACGGATAAAGTCCAGATGAAACTTCTTCGGGAGTTAAAAATGGAGTTAGTACCTCACAACACTTGGTACAAGTGCCACAAGGAACATCAGATATGGGATCAGAACTATCAATTGATGTTAAATTGATATTAATAATTTTATATTTATTTTCTTTCAATGTCATCTTCTTCGCATTTTTCACCATATTGGATTTCTATAATCTTCAATGGTTCGGTTTCATTATTTTTTAATTGATGCCACACATCAGTTGGTATGTTTACTGTATTGTGTTTGTAATAAGTATTTTTTGAATTTGAAGTTCGTCTTTCTTCAATCACAGTTGCCACACCTTCTACAATATGCCAATGTTCATTTCTATATTGGTGTCTTTGCATTGTTAAAGACTTGCCAGGTTCAACAACCAATTCTTTAACTTTGGTATTTGGTGTTTCATATAACACACGATAAAAACCCCAAGGCCTTTGTGTTTTAGGTGATTTCCATTCTTCGAGTAAAGATGATGAAGAATTTAATTTTGTTTCTCCACCAACACCAAAAACGAATTCGATTCCTTCAACTGACATCTCAGGTATGTTTTCAATTGTTCTGTCGCCGCCATTTGCAAATACAATGGTACTACTTGGCCAAGTTTTCTTTACAGTATCAATTAGTTTGATGGCACTATTGTCTGAATCGTCAAAACTTACAACATAATCAACTGGTTTAAGGTCTTTAATAATTTTGGATCTTTCGAACCAACTCATAAATGCTCGACCTTTTTTACGAATCAACCATTCATCACTATTAATACCAACAACAAGAATGTCACCTAATGATTTGGCTTGATTTAGATAAGAAATGTGTCCTGAATGTAGTGGATCAAATCCACCAGAAACCACAATTACTTTAGTTGCGATCTGGTTTTCTTTGGATGTTGTCATCATAATATTTAATTTCCAATATAGAATCTACAGGCTGTTTGATAGAAAACAAAGCAGCGTAGTCAAATTTTTCAAATTCTTTTGTTAGAACGTAATCTTCCAGCAAGTAAGTCACTTTATACATTATATCACTCTCCTAAAAACTTTTCAATACCCTTTGGCTTCTTTACCGCTTTTTTATTTGTTTTGGCTTCTTCATAGTTTTCAATAAACTCGGCAATATTATCATACAACTCAAACTGCCGTGAAGTTCCATCTTCAAATTCCATCATTTCAAATTCATCCAAAATACCCATTTGTTCTGTGGCTTTATATTTCACATATAATTGTTTCTTTTCTTTACCAATTCTTCGTAAAAAGGCATAGTAAATAATCTGTGTAAAGTAGGCAAAAGGATTTTTAGATTTGCTAGGATCAAAGTTATCAAAATACATCAAACAGTTTTCAATACCATCTGCCATCATTTCATCACGATAGGTGTAATTAATGAAGTTTGGTTTGTGTGATAGACCTTCTGCTATCTTCATAAAACACTCACCAATGTAGTTTGGAATTGGTGGTGGAGGCAGTTTGGCCTTCTTGGCGTCTTTCTGTGCCTTCTTGTAATCAATTAATGCCTGTAAAAAATCAGCATTGTTTATATAATGTTTTTGTTTAGTCGCCATGTTTACCACATAATGTTATTGACATCCGCTTGACAAGTGTGTAAAGTCGAGTATGTCCTGGTTTGAAGAAAAGATTAATGTAATGTATCATTACCTTGGTTCATAATATTATATTCATCAACTATCTGTTGAATTTCTTCCTCAGACATATTGTTTACTGAGTTTTTTGCTTCTAACAAACGTTTGATTTTTTCCACAGTATTCACATAATATTCGGAGAATTCTTCGTCTGGTTCCAAAACACAAAGAACATCGTGAACATTTAATTGTATGTGATTCTTTTTAAGCAATTGAACTGGCAGCCAATGACGCATTACCAATCCTGAATGATCACCACGATAATCAACTTCAAACGCCATTGGTTCTTCAATGTCGTAGTATTGAATACCATTGGCAGTTACGTCACCAATAATATCTTCACCATTCTTTAATCGAACTATTTTTATTGTGTTCATTTCTTTAGTCCTATTTTGTATATTTTGAATGGGAACTTCTCCTCATTATATATCTTTGTTCTTTCCACGAAATGTTTTAGTGTATAATTCATATGTTTCTTATATCTTAAATCATCGGCTATATCATATAATGTAGCCATTTCTTTACCTTCGTTTTGTCTTAGTCCACGGCCTATGCTCTGCAACGTTCTAATACTGGACTTAGTTGGCATTCCAAATATGATATTATGCAAGTTTCTAATATTAATACCAGTAGAAAAAGTGCCAAAACTAGCAACAACAATCGCATCTTGTTCTATCTCCATAATTTTTCTTATTTCTTCACGGTCTGTTGTATCAGTACCGCCATAAACAAAGAATACTTTTCTATTGCCAATCTTCTCTGTTTGTCTTATCATATCATACAATATTTTACCATGCTTGTCAACCATTTGAAACAATACAAGAGTATTTTTACCTAAGCTAACTGCAAGATTTTTAATGAATTTGTTTCTGTTTTCGTGTGATATTAGATATTGAATTTCTTCTGGATAAGTGTAGTCTTTTACCATCAAACATTCTTCATCGGTATGTTTTAGAACTAAACATTTAATTTCAAAATTTGAGAGTTGCTGCTTATCAATTAACTCTTTGGTACTAATAACTTTTTTAACAGCACCAAACAAACCTTCTAATACTAATTTGTGAGTTTTGGTGCCATCTAATGTGCCTGTTAGACCAATTCTATATTTGGCATTAATGCAAGAAGTTAAAATGGTTGTTAATGATTGTGCCTTGAATAGATGTGCTTCATCACCGATAATATAATCAAACTGATGAAAGTATTCTTTTGGCATTTTATATAAGGATTGCCATGTAGAAATGGTGAGTGGTTTATCGGTGTCTTTTTCTTTGCCTTGGTAAATACGATGCACATTTACCATTTCACCATTATTATAATCACCAAAGTCTGAGTATAATTGCTCAACCAAAGAAGTGGTTGGAACAATTACAAGACCTTTGAGATTTTGATACTGGTGAAGTTGACGAAAGAGAAGATAGATGATGAGAGATTTACCAGATGCCGTTGGTGAAAGTAACAACGCTCGGCGTTTTTGCATGGCATGAATGTAAGCATTGATTTGATGTTCTCTCACATCAATTGGTTCACCTCGAGCGTGAATGTTCAACTCTCCTATGAATTTCTTCGCATGATATACCGAATATTCATCTTCAATATCAGGTCGTGGATCACCATATTCAAATTGATACTCACGTTCTCTACAAAATTCTTCAATGTATGGTAACAAACCAAGATAAATTTGATTTGATTGTAGGTTAAACATACGAATTTTTCCGTCCCACACACGATTGCGATAGGCAGGAACAAATTGGTAACCTGGAACAAAGAATGTAAAAAACTCCGATAACTCTTTTGCGATATGTTTTTCACAAGTTATCTTGGCATACACCTCATCTTTTTTAGTTATAACTAATTCATTCATTCTTTTTTATCAAATTGGTAGAACCATGAATCAGGAGTGCCAACACTCCACTTCGATACATTTTCTACCGAATAAACCTCTGTTGGTATTTTAAAATCAGGTGTTTTTACTACAGGTGGTACCAGTGATACATCATACCACAGACACCGATTATTTGGTTGACAGGCGAACTGGCCATTGTCGAGTTGAATAAAGTTATATGATTTATGTTCTTGCACACCTTCTGAAAAACTGGTGTCGATACGATTGAAATCTGGTGCAGCAAAATCAATTGTAAAAAGATATTTACCAAAGTGAAACTGCCTGTCTTTGCCAAAATATTTTACTTTGAGTCCACGCAAATTGGATTTTTCAATTACCGCCATGTCATATGATAAACAATCCCATATCTGTAGATTGTCTAATGGCAGATATTCATCTACAGGTTTCCAAACATAGGCAGAGATTGGTAGTTTGTCAAACAATGCACCATAGTCGGTCAACATACATTCAATACGAAACGCTTGACCTTTGATAGCCTTGGCTGTCATCCATACACATGGTTCTAATTCACCATGACCTTTTTCATGGTTATAAAGAAACTCTTTACGAACAAAACATTTAATTGGTGGTATGTTTGCAACTAAGAATGCCATTATTGTCCGCCTATAAATTTTTCCCAGCTGATAAAGTCAC